CAATGGAGTAAATACATCCAACATATCAATAACTCTCAACTGTAAGGGTATTGAAATGTTAACACAAGCTCTCGCTGTAGGGGTATAGCCGAGACCACCGAAGCCCGGAGGTGGTGAAATAAAACCGGGCACAACACGAAGGCGCATTTCCGATATCCATAAAGAGTCGGTCTTGTCTGTTAAATTTAAATGGTGGGAGTGCGCCTCCGGTTGTAAATAACGACATTGCTGTGTGTAGTCTTGGCGGCATCAGTTTTTTCTTGAAGTTCGGCTGATGTCCGCCCTTTTTAAAGTGAATTTTGTGATGCGGTGAATGCGGCTAAGCGCACGCGGAACAGTTAAAAGCATCAGTGTTATGGGTGGATTATCCGGCGTTAATTGTTAACTGGTTAACGTCACCTGGAGGCACCAGGCACCGCATCAACAAAGTTCATTTGTGAAAATGGAGATAATTATGATTGCTCATCACTTCGGAACTGATGAAATACCTCGTCAGTGTGTGACTCCTGGTGATTATGTTCTTCATAACGGCCGGACATATATTGCCTCGGCAAACAATATTAAAAAGCGAAAGCTTTATATTCGTAACCTGACCACAAAAACATGCATTACTGACTGCATGATTAAAGTCTTCCTCGGTCGTGATGGTTTACCTGTAAAGGCGGAGTCATGGTGATGACTAAGAAAATAAAATGTGCTTACCACCTTTGCGATAAAGAAGTTAAAGAAAGCAAAAGCATTAAAAGACCACTTCATTTCATGCGTGGAGTTATCCCAACGACGGAAATGAAAAAATATTGTAGTGAAATATGTGCCGAAAAAGACCAGATGGCACACGAACTTTAATTAACTGACTATGCGAAACTGAATTTATGCCAGCAATGGCAGGGATTCGCTCAACCTTAATTAAGGAGAAAAACATGATTACCAGTTATGAAGCCACTGTTGTAACTACTGATGACATTGTTCACGAAGTTAATCTGGAAGGAAAGCGTATTGGCTACGTGATTAAAACAGAAAATAAAGAAACCCCATTCACTGTAGTTGATATCGACGGTCCATCAGGCAACGTTAAAACACTTCACGAAGGTGTCAAAAAAATGAGCCTGGTGCATATCGGAAAGAATCTGCCCGCAGAAAAAAAAGCCGGATTTCTGGCAACTCTGATTGCAATGAAATTAAAAGGTGAAATCTGAAAGAAATAGCCTGCGTATGGCGCAGGCTATGAACAGTGTGTATCCGGCAAGATCATTCACTGAACAAAACGAATTTTAATCTGAGTTGAGGTTAAAAAACAATGAGCACAAAACCACTCTTCCTGTTACGGAAAGCGAAAAAATCATCCGGTGAACCTGACGTCGTCCTGTGGGCAAGTGACGATTTTGAATCGACCTGTGCCACTCTGGACTACCTGATCGTTAAGTCAGGTAAAAAACTGAGCAGCTATTTTAAAGCTGTTGCCACGAATTTTCCTGTCGTTAATGACCTGCCCGCTGAAGGTGAGATCGATTTTACCTGGGGTGAACGCTATCAACTCAGCAAAGACTCCATGACATGGGAACTAAAACCGGGAGCAGCACCAGACAACGCTCACTATCAAGGCAATACCAACGTCAACGGCGAAGACATGACTGAGATTGAGGAGAATATGCTACTCCCAATTTCTGGCCAGGAACTGCCCATTCGTTGGCTTGCTCAACACGGCAGCGAAAAACCGGTAACGCACGTTTCACGCGGCGAACTCCAGGCATTACACATTGCACGGGCTGAAGAACTACCGGCTGTTACTGCCCTGGCTGTTTCCCACAAAACCAGCCTGCTCGACCCGCTGGAAATTCGCGATCTCCACAAACTGGTTCGTGACACTGACAAAGTTTTCCCTAATCCTGGTAATTCAGACTTGGGACTGTTAACTGCTTTTTTCGAAGCATACCTGAACGCTGACTACACCGATCGAGGACTGCTGACAAAAGAGTGGATGAAGGGTAATCGTGTTTCACGCATCACTCGCACGGCTTCTGGTGCTAATGCTGGCGGCGGGAACCTCACCGATCGCGGCGAAGGTTTCGTCCACGATCTTACGTCACTGGCGCGCGACGTAGCCACTGGCGTACTGGCCCGTTCAATGGACGTGGACATCTATAACCTTCATCCGGCACACGCTAAACGCATTGAGGAAATTATCGCTGAAAATAAACCGCCCTTTTCTGTTTTCCGCGACAAATTCATCACCATGCCTGGCGGGCTGGATTATTCCCGCGCCATCGTGGTTGCGTCCGTAAAAGAAGCACCAATTGGGATCGAGGTCACCCCCGCGCACGTCACTGAATATCTGAACAAAGTACTGACTGAAACCGATCATGCCAACCCTGATCCGGAAATCGTGGATATTGCCTGCGGTCGCTCCTCTGCCCCGATGCCGCAGCGAGTAACAGAAGAAGGAAAACAGGATGATGAAGAAAAACCGCAACCATCTGGAACAACGGCAGATGAACAGGGAGAGGCTGAAACAATGGAACCGGACGCAACTGAACATCATCAGGACACGCAGCCGCTGGATGCTCAGTCACAGGTAAATTCTGTTGATGCGAAATATCAGGAACTGCGGGCAGAACTCCATGAAGCCCGGAAAAACATTCCATCAAAAAATCCTGCCGATGCCGATAAATTGCTTGCTGCATCACGTGGTGAATTTGTTGACGGAATTAGCGACCCGAACGATCCGAAATGGGTTAAGGGGATCCAGACTCGCGATTCTGTGTACCAGAACCAGCCAGAAACGGAAAAAATCAGCCCGGATGCGAAACAACCTGAGCCAGTAGTGCAACAGGAACCGGAAATAGTCTGCAATGCCTGCGGTCAGACTGGCGGGGATAACTGCCCTGACTGTGGTGCGGTGATGGGCGACGCAACATACCAGGAAACATTCGGTGAAGAGAATCAGGTTGAAGCTAAGGAAAAAGATCCGGAGGAAATGGAAGGCGCTGAACATCCGCACAATGAGAATGCTGGCAGCGATCCGCATCGCGATTGCAGTGATGAAACTGGCGAAGTCGCAGATCCCGTAATCGTAGAAGACATAGAGCCAGGTATTTATTACGGAATTTCGAATGAGAATTACCACGCGGGTCCCGGTGTCAGTAAGTCTCAGCTCGATGACATTGCTGATACTCCGGCACTGTATTTGTGGCGTAAAAATGCCCCCGTGGACACTACAAAGACAAAAACGCTCGATTTAGGAACCGCTTTCCACTGCCGGGTACTTGAACCGGAAGAATTCAGTAACCGCTTTATCGTAGCACCTGAATTTAACCGCCGTACAAACGCCGGAAAAGAAGAAGAGAAAGCGTTTCTGATGGAATGCGCAAGCACAGGAAAAACGGTTATCACTGCGGAAGAAGGCCGGAAAATTGAACTCATGTATCAAAGCGTTATGGCTTTGCCGCTGGGGCAATGGCTTGTTGAAAGCGCCGGACACGCTGAATCATCAATTTACTGGGAAGATCCGGAAACAGGAATTTTGTGTCGGTGCCGTCCGGACAAAATTATTCCTGAATTTCACTGGATCATGGACGTGAAAACCACAGCGGATATTCAACGATTCAAAACGGCTTATTACGACTACCGCTATCACGTTCAGGATGCATTCTACAGTGACGGTTATGAAGCACAGTTTGGTGTGCAGCCAACTTTCGTTTTTCTGGTTGCCAGCACAACTGTTGAATGCGGACGTTATCCGGTTGAGATTTTCATGATGGGCGAAGAAGCAAAACTGGCAGGCCAGCAGGAATATCACCGCAATCTGCGGACCCTGGCTGACTGCCTAAATACCGATGAATGGCCAGCTATTAAGACGTTATCACTGCCCCGCTGGGCTAAGGAGTATGCAAATGACTAAGCAACCACCTATCGCAAAAGCCGATCTGCAAAAAACTCAGGGAAACCGTGCACCAGCAGCAGTTAACGATAAGGATGTGCTGTGCGTGATTAACAGCCCGGCAATGAAAGCGCAACTGGCAGCAGCTCTGCCACGTCACATGACAGCGGAACGCATGATCCGCATTGCTACAACAGAAATCCGTAAAGTACCGGAACTAAGAAACTGTGACTCGACGAGTTTTATCGGTGCCATCGTACAGTGTTCACAGCTCGGACTTGAGCCAGGTAGCGCCCTCGGTCATGCATATCTGCTACCGTTCGGCAACGGAAAAGCAAAAAACGGTAAGAAGAACGTACAGCTGATCATCGGTTATCGCGGCATGATCGACCTTGCCCGTCGATCAGGTCAAATCATCAGTCTGTCAGCTCGTGTTGTCCGTGAATGTGATGAATTCAGCTATGAACTTGGCCTTGATGAAAAACTGGTTCATCGTCCCGGTGAAAACGAAGATGCCCCTATAACCCATGTCTATGCTGTTGCAAAACTGAAAGACGGAGGAGTGCAGTTTGAAGTCATGACCCGCAAACAGGTAGAAAAAGTTCGCGACACACACAGCAAGGCGGCAAAAAACGCAGCGTCAAAAGGGGCGTCGTCCATCTGGGATGAACACTTTGAAGACATGGCCAAAAAGACAGTGATACGAAAACTGTTCAAGTATCTGCCGGTATCTATTGAAATCCAGCGTGCAGTATCGATGGATGGAAAAGAGGTGGAAACAATTAATCCAGACGACATATCGGTTATAGCCGGGGAATACAGTGTAATCGATAATCCAGAAGAATAATCCAGCCTGGCGGTGTAATGCACCGCCAACGTGAGATAGTTTTTATGACAAAAACTTTGAGATATGACGATGTTAAACCATGTCCGTTTTGTGGTTGTCCATCAGTAACGGTGAAAGACATTTCAGGATATTACCGGGCAAAATGCAACGGATGCGAATCCCGAACTGGCTATGGTGGAAGTGAAAAAGAAGCGATCGAAAGATGGAATAAACGAACCACTGAAAATATTAATGGAGGCGTTCATGTATAAAATTACCGCTACAATTGAAAAGGAAGGTGGCACTCCTACTAACTGGACAAGATATTCAAAATCTAAACTAACGAAATCAGAATGCGAAAAAATGCTCTCAGGTAAAAAAGAAGCAGGCGTTTCCAGAGAGCAGAAAGTAAAACTGATAAATTTTAATTGCGAGAAACTTCAGTCCTCGTGAATTGCATTGTATTCAAATTAAAACTTCATAGCTGATTATAAATAATCAACATCAGGCGTCAATTTCAGTCTAACATTGGCGCCTGCCAGAGGTGATGCGATGGCACAAGTAATCTTTAATGAAGAGTGGATGGTTGAATACGGCCTGATGCTTCGCACTGGTCTGGGGGCCAGACAAATTGAAGCATACCGCCAGAACTGTTGGGTGGAGGGCTTCCACTTCAAACGAGTATCTCCTTTAGGTAAGCCAGACAGCAAACGAGGGATTATCTGGTACAACTATCCAAAGATAAATCAGTTTATCAAAGACTCATGATATGTCTAAATTACCAATAGGTGTCGAGATTAGAGGTAGAAACATTCGCATCTGGTTCATGTTTCGAGGAAAACGATGTCGGGAAACATTAAAAGGCTGGGAGATTACAAACAGTAATATTAAAAAGGCCGGAAATTTAAGAGCACTGATAGTTCATGAAATAAACTCCGGTGAATTTGAGTATTTAAGACGTTTTCCCCAGTCCAGCACTGGGGCAAAAATGGTGACAACGAGAGTCATAAAAACGTTCGGGGAGCTTTGTGATATCTGGACAAAAATTAAAGAGACAGAGTTAACAACAAACACAATGAAGAAAACGAAATCACAATTAAAAACACTCAGAATAATAATTTGTGAAAGTACTCTGATATCACATATTCGTTATAGCGATATCTTAAACTACCGGAATGAACTGCTGCATGGAGAAACGCTTTACCTGGATAATCCAAGATCCAACAAAAAAGGAAGAACCGTGCGCACAGTTGATAACTATATCGCCCTGCTCTGTTCGCTGTTACGTTTTGCGTATCAGTCGGGATTTATATCAACCAAACCATTTGAAGGAGTAAAAAAATTACAGCGAAACAGAATAAAGCCTGATCCGTTATCTAAAACAGAATTCAATGCATTAATGGAAAGTGAAAAAGGACAGAGCCAGAACTTGTGGAAATTTGCCGTTTACTCAGGACTTCGTCACGGGGAACTGGCAGCTCTGGCGTGGGAGGATGTGGATCTCGAAAAGGGAATAGTGAATGTCAGAAGAAACCTGACGATACTTGATATGTTCGGTCCCCCAAAAACAAATGCCGGGATCCGGACAGTAACACTACTGCAGCCTGCTCTTGAAGCACTGAAGGAGCAATACAAACTGACCGGGCATCATCGCAAAAGCGAAATCACCTTTTATCATCGGGAGTACGGCAGAACCGAAAAGCAAAAACTGCATTTTGTTTTCATGCCCAGGGTGTGTAACGGAAAACAAAAACCTTATTACTCGGTAAGCAGTTTGGGGGCAAGGTGGAATGCAGCAGTAAAACGTGCTGGTATTCGCCGCCGTAATCCGTACCATACGCGGCATACTTTTGCCTGCTGGCTGTTGACGGCAGGAGCGAACCCGGCATTTATAGCCAGCCAAATGGGGCATGAAACTGCGCAGATGGTGTATGAAATTTACGGTATGTGGATTGATGACATGAACGACGAACAGATAGCCATGTTGAATGCGCGGTTATCATAGTTGCAAAGTTTGCCCCCAATTTGCCCCATTTAGTACCAGAGAACTGAAATAATGCAAGAAAATCAACAAATTACAAAGAAAGAACAATACAACCTGAACAAATTACAAAAACGTCTGCGTCGTAACGTGGGCGAAGCCATTGCTGACTTCAATATGATTGAAGAAGGCGATCGCATCATGGTTTGCCTCTCCGGGGGTAAAGACAGCTATACCATGCTGGAGATACTGCGCAATTTGCAGCAAAGCGCGCCAATCAATTTTTCGCTGGTGGCTGTTAACCTCGATCAAAAGCAACCGGGCTTCCCGGAACACGTTCTGCCCGAGTATCTTGAAACGCTGGGCGTTGAGTACAAGATTGTTGAAGAGAACACTTACGGTATCGTGAAAGAGAAGATTCCGGAGGGCAAAACCACTTGCTCACTGTGTTCTCGTCTTCGTCGCGGTATCCTTTATCGCACCGCAACGGAACTGGGGGCGACGAAGATCGCGCTGGGTCACCATCGTGACGATATCCTGCAAACGCTGTTCTTAAATATGTTCTACGGTGGCAAGATGAAAGGTATGCCTCCGAAACTGATGAGCGATGATGGCAAACATATCGTGATTCGTCCGCTGGCCTACTGCCGCGAGAAAGATATTCAGCGCTTTGCC